ATAGAAGAATGTTATTCCTGCTAATCCATAATTATCATGTGTTGATGTCGCTGTCTGATATACAGGTCCTCGATCCTGTTCTAGGATCAGGGTTATCTCATTATCTCTCATTGAATCTCCCTCTGCTATTGGAAGATCAATTGTCTGCCAAATAGGACTAGAGTTTGATGCTAATAATATCTGACTGAATAGTGTGACATTATTTGATGATCCTTTCTTATAGAATACATTTAATGCTTGATCTGGGTTCTCTCCACCATTTTGATCACTACCTCTAATCACAGTAAATCTAACTGCATTAGCATTTGATAAATCAAATGTTCCTACCTCTAACTGTCTCTTACCCCCTGCATCTGATGCACTGCCTGTAAATTCTATGTACTGTTGTATTTTTAGATTAGTATTGAATGGCATACCAGCACCACTAAAACCAGTATTATTTCCTGTTCCTATACCAAACTGTCTTTGTTTAATGCCAGCATCTGTTGATGATAACCATACGTTTGCATCAAATGCTGTTCCTTGTGCATCACCACTAGTATCACACTCATAATATTTTCCTGTTGGACTAGTAATATCACCAGGCACCTGAGTTCCTTCTTCTTGTCCGAAGTATCTTACATATATGCTTCCACCCGCACCATCTGCTGCAGTACCACCACCTAAACCTTTATCTTGTAAGTTAACTGTGATGTTAGTGGTTACCCCTGCGAACGATATAGTGCAGTTACCACCTTGTCCACCACCACCACCTGTGTTGTCATAGTATGATGTGATGTTTGAGAATTGTATTTTTACATATCCTGCTTCTGTTGGCAATGCACCATCTGCTGATTCAGATACACCACCTTGCCAATATGTTGTTCTATATGCTGATATACCTCTCTTACCACCAGTACCACCACCATTACCATTGTGTCCGACACCCGCTTGTCCACCAACACCACCAGGTGTTACGTTGATGATACCACAGGCGGATCCACCACCTCCACCACCACCAGCAGAGCATGATCCACTAGAACCATTACCACCATTGGCAAAGTCTAGTACACCAGATGTAGCAATAAGTGCCTGTGCAGGTCCTGTAGCGTCACCACCAGGATAGCAACCATCAGTGGTAGAAGCACCGTTATTACCACCACCTGATCCACCACCACCGCCTCCACCGCCAGCACCAGCGATACAAACTCCATCATAAAATAAACCTGTAACACCACCACCAGAACCACCAGTAGCACCATTACCCCATTGTCCTTGTCCACCAATACCAGAAATACATCCTGATGCACCAGTTACTGATGGAGCAAAACCACGTGGTTCAGCACCTGTACCAATACCACCAGGAAAATTCTGCCATGGTTGTCCTGTGGCAGGGTCATTACCTGTTGTTCCTTGTACTGTATTTCCTGATCTTTCATTCCAACCAAAATTACCACCTTGTCCTAGTTCCCAACTAAGAGTTCCCGCACCATATGTGACTGTACCAACCAATCTTGATCCTCTACCACCATATCCACCAAGTGCACCAGTTTTACCTGTCGTTGATGTTGGCCAACCTGGCCATTGTCCCACACAATTAGAGTTAGCGTTAGCATTACCAGCACCTCCACCACCACCTGAGATCTCGACTGTTATCTGTCTTGAAACTTCATTACCAGGCACTGATGGAATTGTCCATGATCCATTACTTGTATATGTTATTTGTGATTGAGTATTTGTCTGTTCTTTTATTTGTGCAGTTCCTGCTCCACCAGTAGTATAGTCTCCTGCTTGAATAAAACCTCCAACTCCACCACCAGCTGGATCATTACTTCCATTTCCTGTGTAACCACCATCGTCCCCTGCATCACCATCTGTGACTGATATTTGGAATCTAGTGTCATCTAATAATGCCTGTGGTACTTCAATACTTCCTCCTGCTCCTCCAGCACCTCCTCCAGCACCTGATGTCGCACCTCCTCCACCATTAACTTTAACGATATAGAAGTTATTATCAACTGTTAAACCTATCTCACAATATCCTGCGGTTGCTCCATCTGTGTCACTATCTGCACCACCACCGCCTGGTGCTTGTATGTCTATAAAAGTACCAGTAACGTTTCCTTCACTAGCAGCTGGTGATGTTACAACTGCTGCACCTGGTGTTTCAAATATTTCTTCTTTAATAGTAATAGCATTGCCAGGTATATCATAAACTATTTGCTTTCCACCCACTAGTGTGTTGGTGTCAACCACATATGCTTGTGGAGGTGCTGTTATTTCTGTGTCAACAAAATAACCATTTGCTAATTTTACTGTTATAGTGCCTGTAGCAGGGGATGAACCAGGAGTTTCACCGTCTCTCGGTAATACATTAAAATTTGAATTACCAAATGCATCTGCTATGACTGTAAAATTACCACTATATGCACTGGGTGCTGCACCATTAACAGTTACTATATCATTTATTGATAAATTATGTGCACCATCTGTGTTGATAGTGATGTAACCAGTAGCACCATCATATGTCATTGAAGTGACATTTACACTTGCTGACTCAGATACCATGTATTGATATTGTGCATCACCAGTAGTTCCTGCTGTTTCACCGATACCATTAGTATTACCATATGTTGCTGTCTGTGTGTTCTGTAACGGTACACCAATCAAACCGTGTGCGTGACCAAGTGCACCACCAGCGGATCCATTTGGTTCAAATATTTCAATGTTTGCTCTACTATCAATATAATTAACTGCGAACTTATCAACCTCTGTAGGTCCTTGTTCTGATTGTTTAGTCTGATCAACTTCAACAGATAATATTCTGTGACCATGTGCAGGAGGGAATGGGAATGTGTAATCATCCATAGGTCCTACCTGATACTTGACAGTTCCTGTGATGTATGCAGAAATATCAGCACTTATCGAGGTATATCCAGTGGTTCTTACATCACCAATAACAAAAAACTCTCCACTATTAATTAATGAATCCTTAGCAATATACCACTGTCCACCAGTCTGTCCAACAAAGTTGTTAACTGCATTCTCTGGTGTTGATGTTCCTGCTCCATTTACGTTACCAAATCCAAGTATCTTTCTCTGTCTGTAATCTGGTAAGTTAAATGTACCAATATTATATGGATAGTCTGATAAATTAAATGACTTCTGTATTATAATAAGAGGATGAATATCACTACCTGTAAAATCTTTTGTATAATCTGATGATGTAACAGTTGATAGGTCAACATTATCTGGTAATGTTATTTCATATGCAAATTCATTAAGTTGTTGATTTGCAACAATATTTTCAGTTGGTTGTACTAATGAATAGAATGTATTCTGATTGAATATTCCAGCACTTGGAAATGCACCATATGGATTGGTCGCTGTTGAAAATCTAAACACCGAACCAAATGGATATGGTCTCTTTACATTTGCTTTGTTATTAGTAGGATCATAATAAAATTGGAAAAATAACTTGTTGTTTATAATATATGATCTTCTTAATCCACCTGGTTGGTTATTCTGTGTTTTTGCTACACTTTCAGAACCACCATATCTATTTTCAATAATACTGTATAATTCTGGATAATCACGAATGTTTAATGTCTTACCATCACAATATAAATGTTGTGGATATGTGTACTCAGGTTCTTCTGTTGCTAGATTGAGATCAGCAAAGACAGGAAGAATTGATCCGACAGGAGCATGGTTACCAGTCTTATCGGAAAAATAATTCGCAAATGAATTCCTGTATGTTGCCATCTTAATATTTAATTAAAAATTCTTGGACTAGAAATGGTTGTATGTAACCATCTGCTTTATTTTCTGCATTTACATCAATGTTAAGTGTTGATACTATATCACCACCAGGAATATATGCTGGTTGTGTCTTAACTTGATATGTATGTGGGTCTTGATTAAAAGGAACCAAGTGTTTATGAATACACTCATTACCAAACTCTTCAACATCATTAACAACATTGTTAAGAGCACCATATGTAACAGTATTTGCTGTTCCATCGAATGGTACTTGAGTCGCTTGTGCTACTAAAGATGGTGTATAGTTAGGTGTTACTGGTGCATATGCATTAGTACCAGAAATTGCACCATCAAATTGAGTACAATTAGCACCACCGATACCACATTGGTTATCAGTTTTACAAGACATCTCACCAAAATATGTAATATTTCCACATTGTCCTGAGCTAGCACCGCCAGGTACATAGATTGGATATCCTGTAGATGATTTCGTACCTAGAGTAGAACATTCAAATTGTAATATATTTCCTGTTGGATTACCAGATCCATCAGAATTCAACTCAGGAATATCACCAGGCATCAAACATTTAGATTGTTGATCAAAGGTACAACCTGACCAACAACCACCAAACCATGTGTGAACCTCAGGAGGAGGACTACTAAAGAATCCAAAACATGAAACTGTTTCTGTTCTTGTACCGTCAATAGTTGGACTTAACCTATTTGCAACCGTTTTAGATGCTACTGCCTTACATAATGGTTGGTCAGTATTGTTCATCCATGGCATAATACACAAAGTAGTTTTAGAGGTATATGAGTTTCTACCAAATAAACCAAATTCACTAACTGGTGATGCAGTTCTTGATCTTCTACCATCATGGAAGTGAGCATGTGGTTGGAATGCTGTTTGTAGTACCTCTGTTTCTTCTGTATAGTTACCACTAGACTTAGTAAAACCAGGTTGTCCTGTAATTTCAATTGTCTGTGATGGCAAAAAGAAATTACCCTGATATTGAACTTCAAATGTTGTACCAATATTACTGGTAACATCCATTCCCACACCAGATTTAGTTATCTCTTGACCAGCATCATTATTTAAGTACGTGTCAAGATAAGTTCCCAAGTTTGATGAGAATGATGTTTTAGTTGACTTTGATCCAAGATCTGGCACTTGAAATTGATTGTCAAGTAATGTTGTATCTGGTTTTTTATATCTACAATTTATACCTGTGCCTAAAATTGTTGCTAGTTCTGGAAATACCTCTGCTTGATAAACTGAACCATCACATCTCAAATAACCAGCAGGAAGAGTTTGCAATAAAGTAGGATCCTCTGGATCTGAAGAATTTAATTGATCAGACCAGTTTATAATAGAACCAGTAAGAGTTCCTAATTTTCCCTTTTCTTTTGAATATAATACTGCCATTAGTATGCTCTGATGATATACAGTACGACTAAGGATGGTGTGTTAGGATTAATCTGTACGCTCAATCCTCTGTCTACATCTATTGGTTCTAAGTTTCCAGTAGTCATATTATTTATGAGTATAGTGTTAGGTAAATTCATTTGTCCTAACGTCATTGATATATCAATGGTAAAATGATTGTGTGATCCTAATGAGTTAGCAGTGAACGCATCACCACCATGATTTAATGTAGTAGGATATGGGAAATCTCTTCCTACTGCTTCTGGAGGTACGCCATAATAATCTCCCTCATCTGTAGATGGAGGAGTTGTACCACTACCTCTTCTTGCTAGTGGAACTTGATCTGAAATATAATAGTTACGTTGTCCTAAGTATGTGCCAGGTGGTGGAAATGGAGCAGTAACACCTGGTTGTTGCACTGGTACAATACATGAGTTGTCATCTGTATATGAAACTGTTTGTCCATATGCTTGAACTGTCCTATCAACTGTTGGCACTGCAGGAATAACGTTAGAGTCTTGACCAAAATGACGGTGAACATTCATTTGTGGAAGTGAATTAACAGCAGGATCATATGCAGTCCATGTAACTACACCAGGATCATATCTATCTGCTAATGGTTCAGCAGCGGTAGCACCCGTGTCAGATCCCGTTGTATATTCTGAACTTGCAACCTCAAAATATCCAGCATCAAATAATCCAAGATAACCACCACCTATCTCTACTGATGGATAGAAACTACCTTCTGGTCTTGGGTGTGTATGTGTTGCAGTATGTTCAACACCTAATTTTCTGGGTATAGTTCTAATAGTATCAAAATATGATGGAGGTTCTAAAGTAATACCTCTTATCTTTCCTGCTAGTTCAGACTCAACTGCTGCTGAGAATTGTACATCAATATATGATAGTACGTTTGCTAATGGTTGATTTGTTGAATCATATCCATTTAAAGATACATATGATCCTATTACCTGTAATTCTTGTGGAGTTAATTGATTACTCTCTAAATCTATGAGTGCTTGTTGATTGAGTGTTGGTAGATTAAACACATCGTCATCAGTATATGATGGATATGAATTTGATATACCAATAAATGGTTGACCAGTCTCTACTACAGGACCATATAGATTACCTAATATCTGTGCCAATAAAGGATAGTCTTTTGCTTTAAGTTGACTACCATTACAAACAACCCACCCTTTTGGTATGGCGTCAGCAGATAATGCCGACTCACTTGTACTACCAGTCCATGGCATGATTGTGCCTATAGGACTGGCCTTCTGTGCTTTTATACGGTTGTAACTTGGCATTAATTATACCTCCATTAACCACCAACCTTGTACGCTGGTTGGGATGCCTATTTGATCATTACT